AAAATATGTTAGTAAATGAGTGCGCGGTTGGTATTGATCCCTACTCTATGAGTTGGGATATCTTAGCCAAACGTTTGAAAATTAAAGGAGACAAGGTTGTAGCCGGTGATTTTTCCAACTTTGATGGAACACTGAGCTCGCAAATTTTACACCGAATTTTGGACATTGTACATGAATTTTATGATGATGGTGAGGAGAATAAATTGATTCGCACAGTTTTGTGGGAAGATATTGTTAATTCTCTTCACGTTTATCGTAATAATGTGTACCAATGGACACATTCTCAACCATCAGGGAATCCGTGTACCGTTATTATTAATAGCATTTACAACTCGCTATCTATGAGAATCGTGTGGGAACAATGCGTGGCCGATACAGAGTATTCTGGAGTGCATCAATTTAATGACTATGTCAGCATGATTTCTTATGGAGACGATAATGTCGTCAACATAAGTGATCAAGTTATTGAGCACTTCAATCAAGATACCATATCCGCTGCCTATCTCACACTTGGTATGAAGTATACCATGGAGGATAAGAGCGATGTTAACATCACACATCGATCTTTGGGAGAAGTAAGCTTTTTGAAGCGTGCTTTTCGCCTAGATAAACAAGCCAGACTTTATAAAGCTCCTTTAGAGCTATCAGTAGTACTAGAAATGGTTAACTGGATCAAAGGTGACACTAATCAAGAAGACTCTTTGTGTGAAAACATTGGTATCGCTTTTCATGAACTTTCATTTCATGATCGCGCTACCTTTGATATCCATACAAAGCGTATTCTTAAATTGTGTCGTCAACATCTTGATACACAACCACAAATTTTAACTTATAATGAGTATAAAAATGTCGCTTATGACAAATTATTTTAAGGTAAAATCTGGGGCTTTGGACACGATGAACTTGGTCGTATGACTCGTGTGATTTGGACCCCAGTGGGATATACATCAGCTTCGGTTAGTTCAATGTATCCCGGAGCAGAAGTATTTACTTCTATTGATCAATGTGTGGCTCCAAAAATAAAGGCTATTGATCCGGCCCAACCTTTGTACGTGTTAAGTGTCTCGTACTTATTGTTGTCAATCATTCACTTGCTAACCCAACAACAAACCAAACTGATATGACCTCAAAGTCTTCGAAGGTAACCATGCAAGACCCT